GCATTGCTGCTGCTGTCCGGCGGGGCAAAGAAGGCATTGTAGTCGCGGTTGGAATTGAACGGCGGGTCAAGATATACAAGGTCAACACAGGCATCAGGCAGGCTGCGTAAAACATCAAGGCAGTCTCCATAGTAAAGCTGTGCAGTCATCTCACCTCCTCCGGCAGTACTGCTGCATAGCGTAAACAGGCTGTTTTGACAATGCCGGGCCATTTTCGTGACGCCACGAAAATGGTCGCTCATAGAGCGCACATAACAGAAGAGGCCGGGGTTTCCCCGGCCTCTTTGCATCCTTCCAGCCTACAATTTCAGCTCGAATCCGTATGCGGCTGTGCCGTAGTCGGCTTCTGCTGGCCTTGGTTCAGGCAAGAATCTGGAGCCGGAGTTCTTTGCTCCAGCCAGTGGATATTGCGAGTAGTCAACAAGGGCGGCACTTTCAAAGATCCCACGCGCACGAGTGAAGTCGCCTTCCAACATTTCGTGCATGACATTTTCTGGCAGAAAGAACGGAAGGCTTTCAGCGATATTGCCCAGTATGCGCTCGAACTTTGCCTTCTCTGCCTTCAGGGCGTCGCGGGCTGCTTCGGAGTTTGCAGTGGCAGCTTCCAGCTTTTGGGAAAGGTTCTGTACTTGTCCTTCCAAATCAAAATATTTGCTCTGGCTTTCAAACAGGGCATCTTCGAGGGCATCCATTTTTTCATGGGCGTCCAGCCGCCAACCGGCCACCAACTGTTCAGCCCGTCTGTCATCCCCAACAATGGCGGATACGCTTTCCAGAATAATATCACCATATGCCGATTCCAGCACATAGCCACGATTTGAGGAAAAACCCGGAGAAAGCACATAGTCGAATCCGCTGAATCCCGTTAGCAGGGTAGGGCGTTTGTTGCCGCCATCGCTCCCGGGGCAAGCCCATGAGAAGCCTCCCACGCGAGAGGTATTGAGGCTCATAACAATTTTGCCGGTCTCAGTGTCGAGAATTTCCTGCGAATGAGTGACAGTACCGTCCTCCGCAACGTCGAATTTGATTGTTACGTTGGAGGGTACATTGCTGATCATAGCCTGCTGACCATCCGGGAGGGTGATGACATCCACCTCCTGGATGTCCATCTTCCGGCAGAGAACACGGCGTCCATGGCCGTAGAAACCAAAGGCTTCCCGCTTTTCAATCCGCTCCCGGGTCACAGGCGTGTAGCATATGCTGCGAGCATTTTCGATCACATACTTCCGATGCTGACCCGTGTATTTCCGCCCCGTATCAAGCAGGGAAAACGTGCAGTCAATGATATTACTCATGGCTGGACCTCCTGTTACTCATCATGCTCGCCACCCTCTTCGGCGGCCTTTGCAGCGGCTTCCTCTGCTGCCTTCTGCTTTTCAATGGGGAAAACGCGGTCAAAAGCCTCTTCATCGAGGCGCAGCATTTTCCAGACTTCGTGCGCCAGCTCCCGCTTGTCAGCAATGGCGAACTCCTGATCAATGACGCCAATAGAGCCAATAATGCCGCCAATCACATTGGCTCGACTTTCCATAGTTTCCTGTTCTTCACGTTCTATGGCTGTGCTGACAGAATTGAAGCCAATCTGCCAAGGGCAGTCTTCCGGCAGAAAAACCTTGCCGTACTTGTAGGCAACGTGAATCTCACAAAGTCGATGGATACCGTTCTTAATGGCCCTGCGCAGCAGATCTGCCTTTACAGCGGCCATGACAGAGACACGGAAAAAACCACCATCTCCGAGTCCGCCTGAAAGAAAATCTCCAAAACCAAGGAGTGATGGATCAACGCCGATTGCGCCCCCCAGGCGTTTTACATGAAAGAGAACATCTTCAAGGCCGTTGATGTCTGCTGTTCCCTGCACGGCATCAATCTGCATACTTCCCTTGTCACCGAATATAGGCACAACGTGATTGACAACTGTCTGCACTGTTCCTTGCAGATAGGATTGCGTCTGGACTTCGTTGGAAGCATTTGTGATACGTTCCGCAACCTGATCCAGATAGCGGGCAGCCCGTTCGGGGTCGAGCTTGCCTGTATTGATGCCTATAAGCCGCTCCAGTCTCGCTGCATTGCGACGGCTCATTTTCAGACTGCTGATGGCATCCAGCAAGTCCATCCAAGGCCCATAGGCCGTGGCAATGAGTGAAGTGCCGTACTCCTGCGATTCGACAAGCCCTTCAACTGCAGGATCCTCCACCGCCAGGTCAACCGGGATACCGCCAACATTGATAGGCTCAAGGTTTTCACAGTCCCACCACTCTGGGATTTCAAATCCTACAAATGTCCATGGCGGCAACAGGCGGAGCTGGCGAGAGTAGGAATTCGTGCCTTGGTAGGTTGTGGTAAACCCTGCCAAGCGTCCGCCCTTCTCAAACTTCTGGATGAATCGGGGATGCGTGTAGAAGTCGCAGCGCACACTTTGCAAACCTACGCCCTGCTTACCATAGACGCGCACAAAGCAGGAACCATACACAGCGGCCTTACGCGCCCATTCGTTCAAATCCTTGTTTATGAAGGGCATGAGCGTGCTGCGCAGGTCGTCAACGATTTTGTTGGGCTTCCCTGGATCTTTGGCAGGCTTGATAAAGATGCTGTCCACAGTATCGCTTTTGGAACTGAGGGCATTGGATATGTGCATCTTGATGGCAGAATCAATCGTCGGGTCTTTTGCCATCAACCGCAAGGTCGCGTATCGAGCAGCACGTTCTTCTGGCAAAACATGTTTGAGGGGCATTTCATCCCCACTGGAGGTGCTCCCCAACAGGCTTGTCCATGTGTTCTCATTGGCATTCGAGACCATCCCCCCCGTAAAATAGGCCGCTCCAGCAGCGGGCAGACCAACCATGACAGCTTCCCGCTGCCCTACATCGCTCCACCCCGGGTAAATCGCTTCGAGAGACTTGTTGCCTGTCTCACTTGCAGTCACGATATTGGCAAGAGAGGGGATGCCGACAGCCACGCCGGCATCATCCCGCATCTTCTGTTTTGTCTTTCTTACTGCATTCATGGCTGCTACCTGATTGCCAGAGTTTCGACCTCATCATCGACCAGGGTGTATTCGCTTTCCAACGGTTCGACGCCTTCTTCATCGCTATTGAAGCTGACTCGGTGCGTATTGGAGTAGATCAGGCCGATATTCATAGCCGTGTCGCCGTAAAGCCATGCCGCAAGCATATTCCAGACAGGATCGCCATAGTCCACATGTTCATACCATTCGAGGTCGATGGTTTCACCGAAATCAGTATAGCCTTGGTCTATCAGTATGCGTTTGAGTACCCACCAATATGGCCCATAAGCTCGATAATTCCGTGGGTCATGCCGTAAAATCTTGGCGATGGAATCAGACAACTTTTTGAGCCACGCTGATTCTGATACCTGTCCCCCAAGAGTTGCTTCGGCCTTCAAAGGGGTAAGCTCTTCGATGCTCGGCTTGTAGAACTTGACTGCCATGTATTATCTCCTTCTACGCAAAGAAGTTGTACAGTTCTTCCAGGTCAACAGTGGCAGGAACATGCCACCATGCACCAGCTTTTTCATGCCAATCCTTTGTGAACTGGGCATTAAACCGTGCTTTGAATGGCTCCTTTAATTTGTACAGGACTCCACCCATTCCGTTTTTGTCACATAAGAAAATACGGGAGAAGGCTTTGAGGTTCTGTGATCTACGCCTGAAGGACAGTGTTGTATCTTCTGTGTTATAGCGAATATCCAGTCCGATTGTACTGAATTTATCACGCAATACACTAGAAATTTCCTTGTAATCAGGGTGCTTCCTCAATTCTTCATCATGCTGACGTTGCATTTCCCGTTCTGCATCCGCTGCCATGCTCAATATTTCCTGATACTTGCAGCTTAGATAGGAGCGAGCCAGACTCCGCATTTCAACAAGATTATCATATCCCTCTTGCTTGAATGCCTCAAGAGCTGAATTCAAAATGCTATTAAAGGCATCAGACTGCCAAATGGCAACAAAAGCAATTTTTGCTTCCGGTGTCTCCAGTTTCCCAGTCGTATATTTTTCCCAGGCATTAGCAATGATACCCTGCATTTCTGTAGCTGTGGCATTGCTGGCATACTTTTGCGCTTCTGCCATATACTCTTCACCAAACAGACTGCTCATAACGGGCCTGTATGGGTCATAGTATGATGTGCCGTTTTTGGTAGCTGCAAGATAGGCTGTCAGAGCCCGCTTACGGAAATCCTCATTGTCCGGTTCTGGCCAGACAAAATTCATATTTTCGGATTTGTCGCTTTCCCACCGAATGAGGATCATCTTACCAGCACTGTCTTCAACAAAAGCACCGCCATCAATCGAAACGCTTCCTGCATTCTTCATAAACTGCTGTCTGGTGAGTCCAGAGCCGTGAAGTGCCCGGTAAGGCATATTACCAGCCAAAAGGCGCTTCATTGCCAATTCGCTGGCAGAGTAGCTGACCTTCTTGGCATACGATAGCAGCTTTTTGGTGTTCACCCTGTATGAGCTGCCGGTCATGACGTTTTCTAGAGTTAGGGTTCGATCTGTTTGATCAAGGCCGGTAATACGGCAAATCCCTGACGGGTTACGGCTGTAGTAGCGTGCGTTTTCATCTTCTGCGAACTCCAGGAACTCGCCAATGGCATACATTTCGCCGTCCAGGCTCACAAGGCAGTTTTCGGGATGGTCAATGAGACTGGCATCAAACGGCAAACTACCATCCTTTCCGGCCTGTCGGAGCATGCCGGTTATCATGTTGCGCTGGGCTTCGCTCTTTTTCTTTTCGGCATCGTATTTGCCGTCTACGGAGGCAGCCTTGGCTTTCAGCTTTTCCAGCTTTTCCTGAGCCTTTTTGAGAGCTTCCTCGCCCTTGTTTTCCTGCTCATACTTGCGAATACGCCGTTCCTGAGCCTTGACTTCGTAGTCGGCGTCTTCCTTTGCCTTGGTGCGCCGCTCCTCCAGTGTGTCCAGTGAGCTATGGATGGACGTAAGCTGGCGTAGGCGATTTACAAGCTGGGCTTTGGCCGCATTTTTACGGCGTTCTTCCTCAGCAGCTTTCTGCGCTCGATACTCTTCCAGCGTACCCGTGAGAGCAGCCATCATTTCTTCGTCAGCCGCTACGTCTGCATTCTCCGCCCTTGATTCCTTGCCCATGAGAAGTTCGCCAATCCAGCCAGCCTTGGCCTGCAAGAGCTGCTTGCGATATGAGTCGAACGTACCCTTGCCAGAATAGTAATATACGTCAACGGAATCGACCTTGTTGCCTTGTCTGACTCCGCGTCCGTTGCGCTGATTGATGCTGGCTGGCGTCCAGGGCAGGGTGAGGTGATGAATAGCGGTGGTCCCTTTTTGCAGATTCACCCCCACTTCTGCCTTCTTGTTGGCAATTACAATCTTCACGCTGCCCGCATTATATGCTTTGGATATTTTGTCCAACTTGTCGCCACTGGCTTCTTCGGCATTGATGATGGCAACCTGATCTTCAGTGATCGGAAGATTGTGAACAAGAAGTCGTTTGATTTTCTGGTGCTGCGATTTTTCTTCAGTGAAGACTATTTGTTTCCCGCCTGCATCCAAGTGTTTTTTCAGATTCTCGACCATCTTGGCGTATTTTGGTGTCAAGGGGTGAGTTGCTTCGTTTTCAGGGATACCATACTCGCGTATGGCTTTGAGTACAGCAGATTCGTGCTGTTCATGAACGATAACAGAGAAAGAATCTCCACCATTGTCTATGAGTTTTGGTTCAAAGTCGAAGCGGGAAGTAACTTTTTCTCCAGTTACTTCATCTTTTTCGACAATGCTGAATTCCGTGGGCAGTTTAGGCAGCAGAGCTGCCATTTTTGCCTTATGTTCACGCGGCAGGATGAAAGTCATTTGCCTCTTGAACAAATCCATATCAGTGGTACAGCGATCCATATCCCGCATGATGGAGAAAATACTGTCACTGCCCTTATTGGCACCTCTGTTCTTGGAAGCTTCCTTTGCGCGTGTGCGCAGACCTTCATAGGCAAGTGCCTGTTCTTCGGTCATGTCGACTTCTTCTTCCATCTCGACCGCATCCGGGACGTGAATTTCGTCATCAACGTCCTTGACCGTCTTAATGTTGACGTACTTGCGGAACAAATTACGAAGGCCAGAGAGGTTCTTGAAGCCTACCAGTGTGTCGTTATTCACGATCTCACCGGACACAGCTGAACGCATCCGCTGTTGTATGTCTCCGAAGAAACGTACAAAATCGTCGACAGTGTGAATCCCCATGCTCTCGAATTCTTCCTTGGGAGCCACAAGATTCAACATGTTGTAAATTTCTACAGGGCTGTTCGTCACCGGGGTCGCAGTAAGGCCATAGATGCCCCGTCCGTTGTTCTTCCGACGGAGCCAAGAACTCTTGATGGCCATGTCCACCGCAATATTGGACGTGACAGGATTGGGGACATAGACGATACCCTGGGTTTTATCTCCACCACTGAGGGAGTTCTTGAAGAAGTGGCTTTCGTCCGTGATGATGGAGTCAAAGCCCATATCTTCCAGATAGGGCAGCTCGCCCTTCTTTGCAGTACGTTCATCACTGAATCGTCCTTCCAGCTGGGCTTGGTGGACATCTTCCTGATAGCTGCGTCGCTTTTTGGCAGCAGCATCGGCAATGGATGCCGCTTCCTTTTCGCTCATCAGGTGACGCTTTACCATGTCATCCGTATATTCCTTCATGGTGGAAGGCTTGATAGGAATGGACTGGAATTTTTCCTTGGTCATCACCACCAGAGAGTAGTTGGACTGCGGGATTTTCCACATGGCCTCATACACGTCTTCCTTGCTTTTGAGGAAGCGGATCACGTCCTGCATGAGGGGCTTGCCATCCTTGCCGATCTTTGCCTCTCCCTTTTCATCCAAGATTGGTCGACGCTCTATATTGCCGTCCTGGTCGACCTTTGGCTCCAAGCCGACAAATAGTACATTGGAGCGCATGTACCCTTCGCTATAGAAGATTCGGGACTCATGATACCAGTTCTCCAAGACTGCGGAAGGAACAACAACACAGGTTCGCTTGGCGCGACCGTGCTTGTAGTTGTATCCTGCCATGGCCAGGGCAGTGAAACTCTTGCCGAGTCCGGTTCCGAAACCACAGATCCCTGCCCCCTGTTCAGAGAGTCTGCGCACTTCTGCGCACTGATAGGTATGGGGCTTGATTTCGCCGGAAATGATGTCGTCAATATCCAGCGGGGTGCTGTCGTATTCGACAGGCACATGGCCGTTGAATTTGAGATTGTACTGTTCTGTCAATTCGTCCACATCAAGGTGCTGTTTCATCCACGAATCAAAGGCTGCTTCCAGGCGAGAAGCTTCTTCCTTGTATGCCTGAATCTTTTCTTTGTCGTTTGACGAAATATTGTCCCCGTTGAGATACTTTTCAAGCTGTCCCGGGAACAGGGATGGTTTGCGAGATCCAGCACCGTAGAGATGGAAATGACCATTGACGGAATCCATGTCTTCAACAAAACGATTCCGCTGCGTGATGCTTCCATCATCTTCTTCGTATTCCACACCACGGTACTCGCCATATACGGCATCAGGATAGCCGTTTTCACGCAGGAATTCGACAATATACTTTTTGCTGAACCAGTTGTTTTGCAGGCCGAAAGTAATATCCTCGACGCCGACGCGCTGAATCTTACGATTCATTTCTTCGATTTGCTTCTGGAACTGAGATTTGAGACGCTCATCCTCTGTTTTGCCTATGGCATCAGCCAGCGCTGCCATTTTGGAAACAACATCGCCTGCGCAGTATCTTGCAGCAGGTTGCAGCATGCCATCAGGGGTAATGGCAATACCTTCAATACCGGCAAGATCACCCAAAGATTCAAGTGGGGCTGCACCCTTGTAGAGCGCTTTCACATCTTCCAGTTCTATCTGATCTCCCTGTAACTTTTGGAGATGCACAACGATGTCGGCAAGATTGTCTTCCACATAGCCTTTGGCCGTCGCCTTATCCAGAGTACCAGCCAGCAGAGCAGAGAAGTTGCCCTGTGTATCAATGGAATTCATAAATGCGCCAAATGCGCGAGAAGATTGACCAGTGAGGGTAAGCTTGGGATTGTTGGCCGGATGACCGTACTTTTCGATTTCGCTTACGATGGCTTCCTGCAAGGCTTGACGGCGTGAACTCACGTCTTCACTGCCTTCTTCGTCTGCCCCCAGCTTTATCAGCATGGCCCCAAGAATTGAGCCACGGTAGACCTGTTCCCGTGCCTCATCCCTGCCTTGAGCCATGGCGAACTCTACAGCATTTTTCTGCTGCTGGCTGAGAAGTTCAGGGTATGCCTTGTATACGGAAAAGGCATTGTCTACCGTCAGTTCCAAAGCGCCTGCCGGGTCTTTCAACAGTGAACTCAGTTCCTCCACGCTGGAGGCTCCAAACCTGGAAGCGTCAATACTTGTTTCCCTGGCGACGGCTTCTACCTTGATCCACTCGCCATTGCGGTATTCATACGGATCGCCGTTGATATAGCGGCGGTCGCCGTCTGTGTATGCACGCAAAACAGGCTCTGCGGCGTTCAGAAGCTCCCAGTTGATACGGCTTGAGAATTTCTGGGCCAGCTTCTGCTTCATGGAGGCATTATCAATATCACCATCCACAGTTTCGCGGCTGAAGCGCTCTCCCGGGACTTTTGGCGTATATGTTCCCATGATAAATCTGCGACCTTCACCCTGCCAGTACATGCCGGACACGAATTCTTCCCATATCACATTGGCAGCTTTGAGGGCATCAGACGGGATTTCGTCTCCCTGCAAGCGCTTCAACAGGTCAGCGCCGTGTTTGCGTAGGACAACTATATCCACCACAGTGTCCGTACCCTGTGCAGAAAAGGTCTTGGACGGCAGCTTGTGTGCGCCCAAGAATTCAGCCTTTTTCGACAGAGCAATGCGAAATTCTTCCCATTTACGTCCTTTGTTGCCGACAATATTCGTCGGGCACACAAAGCACGCGAGTCCGCCGGGTTTGATTTTGTCGAGGGCGCGCAGCAGGAAATAGCGCTCTATCTTTTTTTCGCCCTTGTAGGCCGAGTCGATGTGCATTGATTTCCCTCTGGCACTGCCAAAGGGCACATTCCCTATTGCCGAGTCAAAGGTATTGTCCTCTGTACTGACAACGACTTCCTCGAAGGGGCGTGTAGTGATTCTGTCTTCAGGGTTGAGCAAGGCAGCCACCCCAGAACCTACAGGATCAAGGTCATTACCTGAAACTATGACGCCTTCTGGTTTTGTGCCAGAGAATATCCCTGCACCACAGCAAGGATCCAGGACATTACCATTTTCAAAGCCATGCGCTTTGAGAGCATCCCATACGCCTTCAGCAACATGCTTGGGCGTGTAATATTCATACTGGCTGTTTTCAGAAGTGCCACCGCGCCCGCTGTACTGGCGTAACAGTTCCCTGTCTTCCTCAGTCAGCAGCTCAGGATTCCCCTGTACGCGTTCCAGAATTGCTTTGCACTGTGCATTGATGCGCTCACGTGCCTTCTTGCCGCTGACCTTCAGGCCATAATCAGAGCCTTCGTCCTTGTAGGCGTCGTTCTGAGGCGGTAGCACAGTGCCAAACAATCGCTTGAAAATATCCGCAATCTGCCCAAACGTAGTAGCAGCTCTAACTTCGGATTCGACATTGTGGACAACGGGAGAAGCTTTCTCAAGAATGCCGGGCATTGTTTGTCCCTCTGCTTTATTGTTGAAAATGGATGAATTTTCGGGCATGATATTTTCACTGAAGTCAGCCGCTCCCACTTCATTGCAAGCGTCGAAGAGCATGGAGTGCGTAGGGCGGGCTGGATGGCTGCTGCCACCCGTTCCACCGGCTGATATTTGAGGATTTGTCGCTCCCACGCCATGACGAGTTACTGTAGGCATGGCGTGCGTAGGGTGGGATTGATGGGCCCTGCTTCCCACCACATCGACAGCCTCAAATATCCCATATTCTCCGTCTTCATCGACGACTTCAAATCCAGATAATATCCAATACTCTTCCTTCTTTTTGCCGCCAGAGCGAAGGTCTTTTGACTCAATCCATCGGCTGTCTGGAACTAAACTGACTCGCCATTTGCTTCTGGTGACGACCCTTTTTCGTCCCTCCGACTGGATGTTGCCTCGTGCCAAGACTTCGACACACATTAGGGCTACATCCTTGCCGCTTTGCCCAGCAAAACGGTTCATCCATTTTGCCTCCCAATCTCGTTTGGCGATGATATGCGAAACGCCATATCCACCAGCAAAGACCTTGCTGTCTTTTTGCCCGTTGGTTTTCCCCGGCAATTTGGCCCACCATTCGGCGGCTTCTTTTTTGTCTTGGAAATCTGGCGGTGGAGTTCCAGGCTCGCCCCAAGAAAAGGCGATCCAGCCCAACTCTTCACGATACATTGCGTGATAGTCCTTCCCGCCTGTGGCAATGACATGCTTCATGGCTTCGCGGCCACGGCTTATATTTTCTGCAATGTTTGTCGGCGTGCGAACCTGAGCAGACTCAAAAATGTCATCTTCAGACCTGTTTTCCAGCCATTCATCGCGATTGCCGCCGCCGTCTGGCGGAAGCTCACCGTCAACCGCAAAGCCGTGAGGCCAGCCCTGAATCAATGCCTCGTAAAGCTGTCTGGGGGAGAACAGGGCGGAACTTATGGCCTTACCTCGCAGATCGAAACTGGTATCGAGCCAATCAAGGAACAGGTCGTACAGTCGGGAGTTCCCGCCTAGAACG